CCAGAAGCAAAGATTACATTGTCCAATCTTTTCAGGTTGACACCAGTACTAAATACTCCATAGGAAGCTAATATATCATGTTTCTTCTCTGGGTCATTCTCTACCAAATGTCGGATCCTTTCACGTTCCTCTCCAGATGTGCCACCATAGATAAAATGCAACTCTCTTCCTTCTTTGCGCAGCAAAGGTTCTAAGACTTTACCATGTTTTTCTACCAAATCAAATAACACAAGATTATTCTGGTCCTTGAGCGACCAAAGAAGATTCTTTATAAAGTTATTACGCTTTGTATGATTAGTGAGATATTCACGTTCAGCCGGCCATTTCTTTAATTTGTCTAATCTGCCCATTGCATCTTTAAATGCCTTACGAGCATCATTGTCGTGGGATAGAACAATTGCTTTTACTTTAAAATTAGCAACAGTTCCTTCATCCATTAATTTCTTTGTTGTCACAAGCTTTTTCACTTTACCAAAACAACCTTCCAAAACTAATCTGTGTGTTTTACTCTCAGCTGATTTTAATGTTCCAGTGAAGCCATGTCTATAGTCACAATCAGTTAATTTATGCATAATTGATGTGAGAGATTTCGCCTGGAATAGATGAGCTTCGTCTCCCATCACAACTCTAAATTGAGCGAACCAACTTTTTGGTTGTTTTACTAATGATTGCCATGTAGAAATAACAATAGGTGCAGCTGTGTTTTTATCTACACCGCCTTGTATTTTGTATATAATAGACTCATCGCAACCATAATCTACAAAATCACCAGCCATCTGATGAACCAAACCAATCGTAGGTACAATAATAAGAGTACGATGTCCGAATGTTTGGAAATAGTGTTGCTGTAGTAAATAGATAATTAAACTTTTACCAGATGATGTTGGGCTGAGTGATAATGAACGCCTTTTAGCAATAGCGTTTTCTACATATTCAATCTGATAGTCACGAGGAATGAATTTACAATTAATTTCTTTTGCAAGGTCAGTTACATAATTGGATTCAACTGGTTCATCTTTCCATTTGTCTGGTATATTACACTGATAGCCTCTATCGTGACAAAATTTCTGTAAGTGTGGTAACAGACCAACATATAAAACTGGTTTAAAAGGACTAAACATTCTAATAATGCCATCCCATACTCGCGCCTTGAATCTGGGATTAAATTGATATCCCTCTGGTCTGAAACTGAAATGGTCTGCAAGTTCTGTTTTTACACTAGCCTCAGCAACGACGCGCATATAAACCGCATCAATTTCTTCGACTGTAATTATGTCACTCATAGTTTAATTGCTAATATTAGTAAAATTGCTGTCAATAAGATATTGGTAAAGAAAATACCAATTGCTAAAATTGTATGATACCAAATCCATCTTGTTTTATAAGCGTTTTCAATGGTGATTTCGTTTGGGTCTATATCGTCCTTCATTACATCTATCTTAATACGATTATCTTCACGCTTGAGTTCTGCTTCGACATCTTTAAATTGATTCTCTGCTTCTCTCTTGAAACCCCACTCTAAAAATTTATCCCACATTAATAATCTCCTGCCTGGAACTTTAATATGTCAATCATATTTTTAACGACAAAGTTCCTACTGTGTATTGTTTTTATTATATCCTCTAAGTAATTTGCATTCGCTGTATGATAATCTATAGTCAAGCTAAGTTTGATAACGTCTTTGTCTGCTTGGATATACTTGTCTAAATCATTACGTAATACTTTTAATTGGAAAGGTTTCCAACCATGTTCCTTTAGAGTCTGTTCGTCCATGGAACCATCATAATAATGACGCTTTTCCATTTCAAGTTCTTTATATTCTGCTTTAAGTTTTTTGACGCGAAGGACCTCTCTGAAATAGAGGTTGTAGTATTTACTGTGAAGTTGTGGGATTCTTTTGCTTTCACCAACTAAATTGGTTTCGTCAATCGGCGAGTCGCCTGCCCACATTTTTGATATATCATCTGTATTCATTATATAGAGTCCTGTTGTACTATTTTAGTACCATTATATCACGAAAGGATTGTAATGTCAACCGTTTAAATGGTTTCAAATATAAAAGATTCGTATCTCATTGTTACGTCACAAGTTGCATAAGCAATATCTTGTGTATTCACATTCAGCTCAATACCACCTATTGATACTGGGAATGCTTCTTTAAAAGTAAATTTAATGCTTGGATTTTTATGACTGTTTGTTATGACGACACTGATATCAGAAGCCAGTGTTGCATTGTTTTTATCATAATCAGCATATTGTTTTGTTGATTCTGGAGCACCAAGTCCTTCCATCCATCTTAAAACTTCTTTATAGTTATTCATTTGCTCATCAACAATAAATTGAATCGTCAAGTCATCATAATTAAGTTGGTCCTGAGGTTGATACATTGTTCTCAGTGGAGTCGCCATTGCGATTGGATTACCACTCACACCTGGTATTGAAACACCTTGTGCAAAAAATTCAACATTCGGCATCCTATCAATGCTGATAGTAAATGAGGCTGGTGAAAGATAATTATTGATAATTTCGGGCATAACAAATCCTATAAATAAGTATATATTGCTTTATACTATTTATCCAATTTGAGGAATTAAACTATGAGAATCAAAGCCCTTTCATATGAGATGGACACCGACGGTCTTCCCATCAACGAGGTTGCAAAACTTCACGAAACCTTTTTCACAACTAAAAAATATGACTGGTGGTACGAAGTACTTCCAGGAGACACCGTTATTGATATTGGCGCAGGGAATGGTATGTTTACAGCCAAGGCATTAGATGCTGGTGCAGATAAAGTCATTATGGTCGAACCCAATAAAAGATTATTAAAGACCGCTATTAAAAATGTTGCTGAATATTATATGGACACTGATAAACCAAAAGTCCATGCGGTACATGCAGCAATCGGTAAGACTGATATTGATAGAGGAAACATTTATCAATTTCCAGAATATAGGGACGAGGAAGAGGAATGTAAGCTAATGTCATTCAGAGAACTGATTGACAAGTATGATTTGGATCACGTTGATTTTTTAAAGATTGATGCTGAGGGAGCTGAATTGAATTTTCTTTTGGACCATACAGATTATATTTCGGCCCATGTTCGTCACATGGCAATAAATGTACATATAGATGCCCAATATGGTTCTGCCGAAAAGTTTCATAAGTTTAGACATAAAATTTTAAAGCCATTCCATGATACAAATCGTTTAAGATTTATGGATGAGTCATTAAGAGAAAGAATGCTTGACAATGACCACATGCGTTTATTACCAAAAGAGTTTATGGCTTATATTACAAATTGGTAGTATGACACTTTATGACACTTTTTAAAGGTGCCATAAAGCTGTATGACACTTTATGACACTTTTATCTTAAAGTCTTTTGTCCGTCTCTTGGCTTACCAGTCCTAGCCATTTCTGATTGATAACCATTAATAAGTCTGTCTAATTTATAGCTTTCAATCCAAGGGCTTCTTCTGATTGCTCGTTTTACAGCTTGTAATTCAAGTTTTCTTTCGGGGTTCATAGGACCTTTCATTTCCCTATGTACGATTTCAAACAACTGATAAAGTTTATTTTCTGAAAGACCTTTTAATAGGTCAGTCGCCTCTTTATCAAAGTTTCTATTTCCTGTATATTTCCATCTGATTTCATATTCATACTCCAGTTATTCCTGTTACTAAATTCATTGCGACTGCTGTTCCCGATATGGAGGACCCAATCATAATAGCCCCATCACTCCAAACCATACCGACATATACCCAACACATTGTAGAGAGCAAATATGATACGTTCCCCTCCTGTGAATAGCCAGCACTAATAAGGAAAACACCACTTACAGCCAACATTGTGGCTACCCATTTAACATACCAATCCAGTGTCCCAGTAGGTGTGGTGGGGGTGAGTTCTTCATTCTCTTGTTGTAATTCTGCAAGTTCTTGTTTTAATCTTTTTCGTTCATCAGATAGGTCCTTCGCTAACTTTCTAGCTCTACTTTCGGACTCTGTGACTTTATATTCTTGTTTATTCATATGGACTCCGCTTTATAATCCTCAAGCATGTTCCGTGCATACTTTGACATCTGCTCAAGTTTAGTAACCAACAGTTCTACATCAGGAACATCTATAGATCGAATCTTATCACCTATTGTATAACTTTCAAAGTGGTTCTCAATCAATGTTTCAAAATCAAAGATTGTTTCAATAGAAGGTTCGCATGAGTTTGCACCAATATAAACAGAAACTTCAACGCCTCTCTCATCTATGTGTGCTGATGTATCAATTTCTAATTGAGTTGTATTACTATTACTTGCCATTATATGTTCTCCAAGTCTGTTATGAATTGTTCTTGTGGTGATGTCTTTTTCCAAAAGTTTAAGGTTCGTTTAGACTCTGCAATTTGTTTCTTAAGTTTTACAATTTCTTCTTTTGTAAGGTTTAAGATACTTAATGCGAGCAATCGGTTTGTGTCACCTCCAGTGCCCGATGTCTCTTCCATTATCTGTTTAATGACCTGCGTTTTAGTATTATCCTTAAACACAATACGACCATCAACATTTGCCTGAACAAATTCCATTTTGACATTAAGCCAACGAACCTCTTCCTCATACTCTGCTTTCCTAGCATCGATTCTTTGTTTTAATATACCTAATCGGTAATCACAAAAATCTTTAATCAGCTGTCTAGCATCATCATATTCACGAAGTTTACCCTCGTAATCAATTACAGTAAGGTTTTGTGCAAATGGTTTTGACAATTTAAACTTACTGATTATTTTAGACCGAGTCCATTTTGCAGAGATGTTCTGCTTTAATTTCACCTCGAACTTAAATCCTTGTTTATCACAGAGATCATCATATGAGACAATATCGCCTTCGTCTTCCAAATGGTCTAGTACCTTAACATATGATTCTCTATCAAATCCGTATGGCACTTCTGAAATGAGCAGTTGCGTTTTTGAGCGTTTGCTGTAAGTACCATACGAGATATACTTTTTAGGATCTTCCTTGTTCTGTTCTATTGTTCCACTAAACTCTGGGAATTTGAGATTAATGGGTTGTTTAATTTCTTTTGTTTCCAAATATTCAACACAAGCCTCAGTAACACTGGTAGGACAATGAGGGAGAATATTAGTAGCAAAACCTGTCGCGATACCTTTCGTTCCATTAATAAGGACCAAAGGAATGGCCGGCAGATAAAATGCTGGTGGTTCATGTTCAGGGTCATCATGAACTGGTGATAAATCCAAATCTTTTACATATTTGTTAAAGTTATCATGGAGACGTGTATAGA